CTGGAGTACCCCTATGGGTGGTTGGTGCTTGAGCTGAAGGTGAAGACGTAACTTTTTTATTGGAGATGGACATGGCAACAAAAGACAAGGTGGCAGTGGGTGCGGGTAACGAGATTGTTGGCGACGGATCTGGCGTGGCATTGGCCCCCATTGACGGCACAGGCATTGCCTTGCAGCCCATGGCAGAGCCCGAGGGCGGATGGCCAGCGGATGAGTTCACCGGCAAAGGTGGCAGCTACGTGCGCGACCCGTATACGGGAATTCGCACCCCCACGCCAGAGACGGCTGCGGCGCTGGCTGCTGCAGCAGCAGCGCAGTAACAGGCACTGGCAAAACCCAATTAACTTTTTAGGAGTAGAGCGATGGCAAAGTCAATGAAAAACATGGTGCTGCTGGCCAAGCAGGAGGTGACCACGGGCGTTGACCCCGTGCCAACGCCTGCAGCTAACGCTATCTTGGTGCGGGCGATGACGCCGCAGATGATCAGCGCCGAGTTTGTGGAGCGCAACAACATACGCGGCTACAAGGGCAACTTTGGCAGCCTGGTGGTGGGTGTGCACCGCGAGTTTGAATTTGAGGTGGAGTTGGCTGGAAGTGGCGCGGCAGGCACTGCACCCAAGTGGGCCCCGCTCTTGATGGCGTGCGGATTTAGCGAGACGCTGGTGGCCCTGGCTACCGCAACCTACCAGCCCATCAGCTCTGGCGACACCACGGTTACGCTGTATGGCTACCTGGATGGCCTGCTGTTCAAGATGACGGCGGCCAAGGGCACGGTGAGTTTTGAGCTCAACAGCAAGGCGATACCGGTGATGAAGTTCAAGTTCATCGGCGAGTACAGCACGCCCACGGACACCACTTTCCCCACGGGCATGGTGTTTACCGGGTTTGTGAAGCCGCTGACGGTTGGCAAGATCAACACGCCCACGTTCACCGTGCATGCGCTTGCAGCGGTATGCCAGAGCTTTAGCTTTGATGTGGCCAACGCCTTGACCTACCGCGATCTGATCGGTGCCAGTGGCCCCTACAGCCCCGATCGCAAGCCAACAGGCTCATGCTCGATCGAGGTGCCTAGCGTGGCCGGTGCGAACTTTGCAGAAATTGCCCGCCTTGGAACCGAGGGTGCGCTGCAGGTGATCCACGGCACGGTGGCGGGCAACATCATCCAGATCGACATGCCAAAGACGCAGCTGAGCGCTGCGCCAACCATCAGCAACGACAACGAGATTGCGATGCTGGGCTTGTCATTCTCCATCAACCCCAACGCCGGCAACGATGAAATCGTGATCGTGGCGAAGTAATGAATTTGCGGGACAGATCTTTAGCTCTGTCCCCAACTGACTAAACGAGGAAAAACAATGGCTTTCAAGCGCGCACAAAAACCAACTTTCGCAGCCCACGTGACGGTGAATATCCCCAACGACAAAGGCGGGTTCGACAAGAACACTTTCACGGCCATCTTCAAGCGGCCCACGGCTGAGGAGCGCCTGGAACTGGTGCAACTGAGCAATGAGGAATTGCTTCGCCGCCAGATGGTGGACTGGGATCTGAAGGACACCGACACCAACGAGGCAGTGCCCTTTAGCTCCATGGAGCTGGAAGCGGCGATGCAGATCTTGCCCACGCCGTATGCGACTGCGCAGGCTTTCTGGGAGTGTGTGAACGGAGCACGCTCAAAAAACTAGCGGCCGCTGCCCGCTGCTGGCTGGGGGTGGACAAGCCCACGGCGGCCCCCCTGGTGGTGGATGACGGAGTGGCGGCGGGATTGCTGCGGTTTGGGTTTACGGCGGAGTCAGTGCAGGAGCAGCAGGACAAAAGTGGCGAGGTGCAGGAGCCAGCGGATTTTGAGGTGCATGAGGATGCGTTTGAGAGCTGGATGTTCTTCCTCAAGGTGCAGCGCCAGTGGGTGTTTGTGCCAGTGAGTGCGGGCATGGGGGTGACCTCGGTGCGCGTCTCTATGAACTGGCCGGGGGTAGAGGCCATGGTGCGGCTAAGCCGTATCAAGCAGACCCGGTGGGAGCAACTGCTGGACGACTTGCTGGTGATCGAGGAGGCGGTTTTGCTGGCCGAGCAGAAGCAGTCAGCAGCCTGAGGGGCAACACAAGGGGAAATTGGTTATGTCGCTGTTGGGTACGTTGGTAGTGAAGATTGCCGCCGAGATGGCTCGCTACAAGGCGGACCTGGCGGATGCCAGCAATGCGACCAGCAATGCGGCCAAGACAATAGAGAAGTCCAGCGGAGCAGCACAGCAGGCCGCCACACGATTGGGCGGATCGATGGGCACGGCAGCTGACGCAGCCATGGCGTTGGCAGAAGCCGGAGGCGTGGCGGGCGGCGTGCTGGCTGCATTTGGCGTTGGCATGGCAGCTGCTGGCTATGCTGCTTACAAGGGTGCACAGGAACAGAACGCTTACCAGAAGGCGCTGATCCTTACCGGCAATGTAGCGGGCACCACGGCAAGCAAGATGCAGGCGATGGCGGCCAACATCGACAAAGTTGTCGGTACGCATTACCAGGCAGCGGCAGCCCTGACTGCTTTGGCTGCAACCGGCCAGGTGGCAGGAAACAATCTGCAGGAGTTTGCGCAGACTGCCATTCAGGTGGAGCGCGTCGTCGGCACCAGCGTGGCCGACACCGCCAAGGTATTTGCCGAACTTGGCGAAGCACCAGTGAAGGCTAGCCTGAAGCTCAACGAGAGCATGAATTACCTGACGGCGGCGACGTTTGCGCAAATCAAGGCGGCGGAAGAGTTGGGTGATAAAGAGCAGGCGGCGTCGATTGCGCAGAACGCGTATTCGAAGGCGATGGACCAGCGCACGAAAGATATCGCTGCCAATCTTGGCTATCTCGATCGGGCATGGATAGGGGTGAAAGACGCAGCCAAGGAGACGTGGGACGCCATGCTGGGGCTTGGTAGACAGAAAGACCCAGCCAAGGCTTTGGACGATGTGGCCAAACGCATCGCTGAAGTGGAAGGCCGCCTGAAAAACCGCACGACCGGGAGAATTGAGGATGGTGATAACCAAAGCATCATCGGTAAATGGCAACTCTCCGTGTTGGCCGGGCTCAAGGAAGAGCAGTTCGCCTTGCAGGAAATTGCCCGCATGAGCCGGACGGCGGCGACAGCCGCAGCCGATCGCGCGGAAGCAGAGAAGGCAAAGATCAAATGGCTGCAAGAGGGCGACCAGTACCGCACCAAGGAAGAGAAGCTGGAAGTGGCGATTGCCAAGATTCGCAATGAAGGCGCGAAGGCGGGTGCCACAGAGCTGGAGATTGAGAAGCGCATCAACATCGAGCGGGAAAAGGCTGCCACCAAGCCGGGGCGTAAGGACAACTCTGCCGCTATCGAGCTGGAAAAGCAAGCCGCTCTTATGGCCAAACTGGGCGGAGTGAATGCCGACTACCAGGAGCAGCTTGAGCGTCTAGTGAGGATGAAGGACGCGCAAACCCTGAGCGAAGAGGAGTACATCGAGCTGGTGACCGAGCTGATCGGCAAGCAGCCCATGGTGACTGCGATCTACAAAGACCAGGCCGACGCCCAAAAAGACGTAGACCGCGCCTACGCCGCCGCAACCAAGACCATGCAGGCCTACGAGCAGGCGCAGATCAAGACGGTGCAGGCCAGCTACGACGAGGTGGAGAAAGCCCAAGCCGCCTATGACGCCCACGAAAAACTAGCCAGCGTCTTGCAAGAAGAGGCCTTGGCCAGGCTGGAGATCGTGCGCGCGGCCATGATGAATGACCCGTACGAAGACACCACCGCCATCGACCAGCAGATAGCCAACAAGAAAAAACTCATCGCCATCCTGAGCAAGGGCGAAATGCGCGACAGTGTGGAGCGCTACCAGAAAGATCTGGAAAAGGCCGGTGACAAAGCCGCTGACAGCTTGGAGAAAGGCCTGACCGACGCCCTCATGCGTGGGTTTGAGAACGGCAAGGGCTACGCCGACAACTTCCGCGACGTGTTGGAGGCGAGCTTCAAAACGATGGTCTTGCGGCCCACGGTCAATGGCGTGATGGGTGCTGCATCAGACGCGGCATCGGGCGCATTGAGTAGCGCCACCGGCGGTTATCTTGGCACCAGTGCGGGAATGCTCACTATTGGCGGATCCACGCTTTCGGCGATCACCGGCGCAGTGACCACGGGCATCCAGGCAGGCTGGGCAGGTACTAGCGTTGCCGCTGCTGCCGAAGCCTACACCGCTGCAGGAATGACCGGCACCGCCACAGGCCTGAGTGCGGGCTCGGCGATTGGGACAACGCTTGCCGCCATTCCCGGCTGGGGTTGGGCCGCAATGGCGGCAATTGCCGTCACGCAAATGAAGGGCACCTACGTCAAAGGCTCGGGTTACTCCGACCAGAACTTTGATGCAGGCTCTGCATCCGGCACACAAAACCCGTGGATTGACCGCCACGGCGGCTACAACCCGGTGGACATGTTTGTTTCACCCGAGGCAAAAACCTTTGTCGATGGCCTGCAAAAGTCATACCTTGGCGCAATCCAGGCCTTTGGTGGCACAGCCGTCAAAACGACATTCGGTCTGAGCACCAACAGCGCTGGCGGGTCCGTCATTGTGGGCGGTGCAGGCACCAACCTTTACCAGTCCAGTGAGTTCAAGACAGCCGACGCCGCAGCAACCCAACTCTCCGCCAGCCGCGCCGTGTTCACTGCGCTGCAGGCCAGCGACATGCCAGCCTACCTGGCAAAAGTATTCAATGGCATCACAGCCAGCACTGCCACACAAGCGGACATCAACAACGCCACAGGTTTCGCCACCGCCCTAAAAACCACCCGCGATGCACTCACAGAGACACGCCTTCCGCTAGACATCCTCAAAGACACCGTTGCCACCGGGTTCAAGGACTTGGGCACCAGCGCAGCCGGGTTCAAAACAGACTTCGTTGCAGCCATAGACGCGGGCCTCACACCCGAAGCCTTTGGCAACTGGAAAATTCTTGAGGCCAACATTGCAGCCCTGGGTGAAGCATCGGGCACCACTGCACGATCCCTGCAAGACATTGCCAACGAGCGCAAAGGCCTGCAAGACCAGTTTGATACGCTCACCATGACCAACACGCAGCTTTTGACCAAGCAGCGCGACGCCCTGGACGCATCCAATCAAGCCCTGTTCGACCAGGTAAAAGGCTTTGAGAAATACAACGCCCTGGCCAGCAAATTCGCAGTGCCAGAAACCGTAGCGCAGGCAACCACCAAGGTCACTGCCGCCGGGTTAAAAGTTGACGGCCTCGACACCGCAGGCATAGCCGCCTACGTCACCGCCATCCTCAACGGCCCAGGCATGAAAGACGCCGCTGGAAAGCTGACCGACTACGGCCTGCAAACCGTCGCAGCTATTGACGGAGTGTCAGACTCGCTGATAACCCTTGGCGAATCAGCAGACACCGCAGCCGCAAAGTCCGCCGAAATTGCAGCGGCCAACCTCACGCTGCAACAGCAGATTGACGTACTGCGTGGAACAACTACGCAAAAGGAAGTTGACCGCGCCAACACCCTGGCGACGATGACAGCAAGCCTTGGGTCTACCACAGACGACACGACGATTGCGCTGCAAAAAACGGTGTGGGGCTTGGAAGACATGGCAGAGGCCGCAAGAAACACGGAAGATGCAATGTCAAGGGCCAGCAACGTGTCCGTACAACTTGGCTTGAACACATCGCTTGGCGTTGCTCAAGCTGCCGCGCAGACAGCATGGGACACATTCAAATCCAAGGCACCGGGTCTCTCATGGTTTACCGAAAGTCAAGCTGTTACTGCCGCATCTAGTCCGAAAGAGCGCATCAACATAGAAACCATATTCGGGAAATCTGCACTCAGCGCGCTTGATGAATTCGTAACCTCTATTGGAGTCTGGCGCACAGCGCTTGCACAGTCGCAGCAAAGCACTGTCAGCACTGCCAGCGCGGCACCGTCAGGCCCATCGGAATACGAGCAACGCCAACAGCAAATCGCCAGCGAAAAAGCAGGCCTGCAAGACCAGCTAAACCAGCTCACCCTGAGTAGCACCGACCTGTTGAAGAAACAGCGCGACGCGCTGGACGAATCTAACCGCGCCCTGTTCGACCAGGTGCAAGGGTTTGAGAAATACAACAGCCTCGCATCGCGGTTCAAGGTTGCCGAGACCGTGGATCAGGCAACCACAAAGGTCACTGCCGCCGGGTTTGACGTGAGCGGCAAAGACACCGCAGGCATAGCCGCCTACGTCACCGCCATCCTCAACGGCGAGGGTATGAAGGACGCAACGGGTAAGCTGACTGCCTACGGCATCAACACAGTCAACTCGCTTGAAGGTATTGCAGACTCGCTGATAACCCTTGGCAATGCAGGCGACACCGCCGCTGCGAAGCTCAAGGAGTACACCAACACAAAGCTAGGGCTTGAGCAGCAAATTGACGTACTCACAGGCAAAAGCACGCAGATAGATATAGACCGTGCCAATGCGTTGGCAGCAGTCGCTGGTAATGATGATGTCAACGGGACATTGGCAGGTCTTGTCAACAACCTGTACGACCTGAAAGCCGCTGCCACCACCACAGAAGCCGCCGCAGCCGCAGCCAAGGCACTGGCCGACACCAACAAAGGCTGGCAAAACCAACTCGACGTGCTCACTGGAAAGGAAACCGAGCGCTCCATTGCCCTGCGCGATGCGGGCGACGACACCACACGGTCGCTCATGAAGCAGGTCTACGCACAGCAGGACTTGAAAGCCGCCACCGAAGCCGCAGCGCAGGCCGCAGCGGCCATGAAGAGCACGATGTCTGGCCTTGCCAGCACCCGCACCGGCCTGCAAGTGCAGTTGCTCGACGCACAAGGCAAAACCGCCGAAGCGCTGGCCCTCAAACGCGCAACAGAAATTGCCGTACTTACCGAAGGCAAGACAGACAAAGAAATAGCACTCATCACCGCCGCTGCCAACGCCAACTTCGCGCTGGAAGATCAGATCACCGCAACCAACGCGCAAGCCGCCGCCGCCAAAGAAGCCGCCTCTGCCGCAGAGCAAGCCGCAGAGCAACAAGCCAATGCAGCCAAGGCCATCAAGGATGCATGGCAAAGCGCCACCGACTCCATCCTGGGCGAAGTGGCCCGCATCCGCGCCCTCATGGGCGGTGGCAGTGCACAGTCCATGGCGCAGGCGCAAGCCGCATTTGCCATTGCCACCGGCCAAGCCCGCGCAGGCGATGTGGACGCGGCCAAGATGCTGCCCGAGCTGTCAAAAAACCTGTTGGGCCTGGCAGAAGCCAACGCCACCAGCATGGCCGAGCTGCGCCGCATCCAGGGCCAGACCGCTGCCAGCCTGAGCCAGACCGGCCTGGGCCTGGTGGGAGCCCACGCGCTCAACCTGCCGAAGTTTGACGTCGGCACCGACTATGTGCCACGCACTCAGGCAGCCATCGTGCACCGTGGCGAGATGATTGTGCCGGCCGCTTTCAACCCCGCCAGCTTAGCCCGCGGTGGATCTGGCCAGAGCAGTGCCGAGACCGTGGCCGCATTCAACCGCATGGCCGCGCAAATGGAAGTCATGCGCAAGCAACTCGACGAAGCCAACCGCCAGTTACAACGCATTGCCAATGGCACCAATGGCAACCCGGAGAACCCTATGCCGGTTAAATCGATATGAGCTTCAGTGTCCTGGTAGCCACCCCCATCACCGATGCCATGCTCACCAGCAGCACCATTGCCGAGCCTGCGGCCGGTGAATCGCTGTGGGTGTCAGGCGGCACGTATGCGCTGGGTGTGGAAAAGGTGGACGTAACCAACCACCAGATTTACTCTGCCCTGGTGGCGCACAGCGCTCGCACCGTGGTGCCAAGCCTGGACCCCGATTACTGGAACAAAGAGCGCCCCACAAACAAGTGGGCACCGTTTGACACCACCATCAGCACGGCGTGCAGTGCCGTTACGTCGGCAACGTATGTGCTGCGCCCTGGGTTCTTCAACTGCATCCGCATCTACGGAGCCAATAGCGCAACGGTGTTTGTGCAGATCAAGGATGCACCTGGCGGCACAGTGGTGGTAAGCCACACCGAAGACATGCAGGAGGCACCACTGGACTGGTACGACTGGGCGTTTGGCAGGATCAAGCAGAAAAAGAAATTCTCGCTCACCGGCCTCACGCCTTACCCGGACCCTGAGCTGACCATCACC